CATCGCGCGGTCGGCCATCGCCGGGTCCATGCCCCAGATCTCGGTGAGGGCGTGGTAGCGGGGGATCGTGCCCTTGGTCTGGGCGATGGCGTTGGCGCGCTCGGACATCGAGGGCCGGTCGGCCGGGGCCCACATGATCTCGATCTCGCCGGGGACCGCCCGCTCGGCGTCGCCCAGGGTTCGGAAGATCAGCTCGGCCACCAGCTCGTGGCTCAGCTCCCAGCGGTCCATGCGCTGCTCGACCTTGAAGGTCAGCGTCTCGCGCTGGAGCGAGGCACCCTCGGCCGAGCCGTTCGCCGCGTCCGGGGTGATCGAGTACAGAGGGGTGCCCGAGACCGCCGCCAGATCCTTCACGTCGTCCCGGATGGCCATCAGGATCGGGCCGAGGTCGACCGCCCCGGACTCCCAGATCTCCACCGACGCCGGGATGTTCCAGATCGCGCCGGGGTCGGCGACGAAGATCTGGTTGTAGTCAATGACCTCGCCGGTGCCGGGGTCGGTCTTCGGCAGGCCCTTCATGGCCCGCTGCTTGAACGCCTGGATGGTGGCGATCGTCATCCGCTGGAGGATCTGCTGGTTGATCCGGTCCAGCAGGGGGATGAACGGCTCAAACTCGGCGAGGCCGTCTTCGTTCTCGAAGACGGCGACCGGGCACCGGGCGGGCAGCCCGTCGGCGGTCTCCTGGAGCCAGTCCGGCTCGCCCTCGGTGGCGATGAACTCCTCGTCCCAGGAGAAGGCCTGCGGGTGAAACATGTTGCCGAGCAGCGGGGTGAGCACCGAGCGGTCGCGGCGGGCCACGAGGATCCGGCCGGGCAGGTAGAGGTACGCGACGTCCTGCTGGTGGGCCTCGTCGTAGAACAGCTTGAGCGCGGCGATGACCTTGAGCGGGTCGGCCGGGTCGGTGATGGCCGTCATCTGCCGGGGGTCCTCGGCGGTGACCAGCAGGTTCCCGTCAGGATCCCGGCCGACGATGACGTAGCCCCGGCGCATGGCCAGGGCGTACTTGTGGACGTCGAGCGCCCAGAGCTTGCCGCGTGCCTTCTTCCACATCTTGAAACCGAGGACGTCGCCGCCCTCGTCGGCGTCGACCGGCGTCCGGATGCCCCGGATCCGCAGCCGGGACAGGACGGCGGCCACGATCAGCCGCTCCCAGTTCGTCCGCGACTGCCCGATGAACCAGCGGACCGCCTCGGCCTGGTTGTTGTTGACCGTCGGCAGGGGCGCGTTGCCCTCGTAGCGGTCCCAGAGCCGCTGGCACTCCGTCCGCTGGTAGCGGAGCTGGTTGTGCAGCCGCTGGAGCCACCAGCCGTCCGAGTAGGGGACGGACGTGTCGATCGGCACTGGTGAGGCTCCGTTCAGCGGATCCGGTACGGCACGAAGACTTCCTCGGCGGCCGACGCGCCCGCAGCGAGAGCATCCAACCGCGCCTGCCAGGAGAGCACGGCAGCCATGGCCAGGTCGAACTTCGCTTCGGGACGGATCTTGCCGAGGATGACGACTTTCCGACCTTCATCATCGAGGAGGTTCGTCTCGACTCGGCCTGCGTTGCCAACGTGACGCACGAAATCGGGGTCGCCGTTGTGGTGGACCTGCGCCGAGTCGATCGCCTCGTTGTAGGCCGCCACCGACATGCCGATCTTGCGCCGGTTGTGCGTCCACCACTCTGTCACGCGATCCGGGTACTTCCCGGCCCACTTGCCGACGGTCTCCGTCCAGTGCGGCGGGTCGGCGTAGACCTGCCAGACGTCGTAGGCGGCCATGATCTCCTCGAACTTGGCCTGGACCTCGTCCTCAGGGACCTCCCAGTCCTCCGGGGCGTACTCCGGGCGCTCCCAGAGGCCCACGGGCACCTGCACGCCGGTGGCGACGTCGGTGAGCACGAAGCCAGTCGCATCCCGGAACCGCGCGCCGTCGAAGCCGAGCGTGCAGAGCGCGCCCAGCGGGATCCGCTGCTCGACATCGCCCAGGGCCTCGAACTTCGTCACGTTGAAGGCCTGCTCGTCGCTCTGGGTCCAGCGGTTGAGCCACACTCGCTCCAGGTAGCTCTTGTCCGACCCCGGCCGGTCCCACTGCTTGGCGATGTCAGCGAACTGGCCTGGCCCGTACTCGCCGACAGGGCCGGTGGCCTCGCTGACGGCGGCGATCCGGCCCTCCAGGGTCTTCAGGTTGTGCTGAGGGCCCGCCTCGCGGTGGAAGTAGAACAGGTCGGGGTCGCGGATATCGCCCTTGGCGATGGCCTGAGCCTCACGGTGGGTCTTCTCGGCCACCGAGCCCGAGCCGGGGCGTCCGGCCGTCGTCGTCTCCAGCGACCAGGGGTCGTCCAGGACCCGCTTGGGAATGTTCGCCAGCATGGTCTCGTGCGCAGCGACCAGCCGGGGGAGGTCCATCCGGTGGGTCTCATCGAAGTGCTGGAACGTGGTGCGCGCGCCGTCGTTCGCGTTCGGCGAGCCGGACAGGGCGACGCACTTGCCGTCGGGGCGGCCAGCACCGTCTAGTCGCAGGATCCGCTCGGTGCCGGTGTCGAACATCCCGGCGTCGTCGCACTCCTCGATGATCGCCTTCAGCGCGCCGTAGGCCAGCTCATCGGCCTGCGCCTCGTTGTACGCGACCATCGGGATGTAGGGGTCGCGGACCGGGCGGCCGACCGGGTTCCCGTTGGCGTCCCAGCCGTCGAAGCGGACCGGGCCCTCCGCGTGCAGCTCGCAGAAGGCGATCAGCGCCGCCCACTCGGTCTTCGCGGTGCCCTTCCGCCAGGAGATCCCGCAGCGCTTGAACCGACGGCGTCCCTCGAACCGGTGGCCGCGCGGGTAGATCTCGTACATCCGGTAGATCGCGCCGCGCTTCTCCGCGTCGAGCTTGTAGGGCAGCCCCTTCAGCGAGCCGGGCCCGTAGACCGCCCGCTCCTCGATGAACTGCGCGACCTGGAAGCCGAGGGTGGGCCACTCCTTGCCCTCGGGCTCCAGCGCCGGGACGACGAGGGTGGCCACCTACTTGCCGAACCGCTTCTTCGCCTCGGCCGCGCCCTGGGCACCGACGGTCTTCTCCTCGGCCGGAGGGCCGGGCCAGATCCCCTTGGCGATCAGCTCGGCTCGGCGCTTCTCGTCCTCGGTCGGTTCACGGACCGTCATTGCGGCTTCTCCGATCCTGGGCCAAAGATCTTCCCGACCAGAGCCACGGCACGCTTGCCCGAGTCGGTGGCCTTGCTGCCGTTGATCGTGCCGTCCAGGAAGGCTTCGGCGAAGTACTCGTACTTGTTCGTGGTGGCGTAGGCCGACTTCTGACCGAGGGTGTCGACCTGCCAGCGTGCCTTCGGCACGTCGAGAGGCGAGGTCGGCGGGGCAGTGCCCGGCTTGCGCACCTGCGCGGCAGCAGAGGTGAACCCGGCCTGGCGCGGCGTCACCGCCTCGTCGGTGAACTGGTCGATCTCACCCTTGGAGATCGTCGTGGTGGTGAACACGCCGTTGTACTTGTTCTCGTCCTCGTCCCGGTTATGGAGGACGTGGCCGATCTCGTGCGTGATGACGTCGCGGCGGAACGACTCCAGGTCGTTCGCTTCGGCGAACACACCCCAGTGTCGGGTCTTCATGTCGGTCAGCGCCGCCATCGTCTCGCCCGGCTCGTCCCACATCCGGGTGCTGACCCGGACCCTGTGCGGCTCTCCGATGCCGGTGTCGGCCATCACCGTGCCCGGCAACTCGGGCGAGAACGAGATCTCCAGCGGGTCGGCCGCTGCCCGTGGGTAGGGCTTCAGAACGTCCTGGGCGACCTTGGCGACCTCGCGGTACTGCTCGGGCGGGCGCGGGGCGAAGTCCACGACCTCCCGGAACCGCACCTCGGGGTAGCCGTCAACCTTGGTGACCCGGAAGCCGCCGATCCGCTGCGAGGTGATGCCGTCGGACGACGTCAGCGGCCCCTGCGACTCCTGCAAGTGTGTCCACCGAGCCTGGCGGGCCTTGGCACGCTTCAGGGCCTCGGCGGGCGGGTGGATGTCCGTGGTGACCTTTTCGGTCCTCTTGCGGGCGACCACGGCGCGCGCGTAGGCGTCCAGCGGGATCCAGCCGTGCTTCCAGTGATGGACCTTCCCGGCGGCCATCAGCCGAACCGCCGCTTGACCTCGGCGAGCCCCCGCGCGCCCGGTGGCGGCCGGTCACCGGCCAGCCAGGCGTCCCACTGGGGGTCGTAGGGCAGCCCGTCGTGGTCGGCGCAGCGCTTGAAGTACGCGACGTCGATGGCGATCTGCTCCGACGTCGGCTCGGGGTCCTCCGGCGGCCCCGAGTAGGGGTCCAAGGGCTTCCAGGTCACGCGCCACCTCCCACGGCGTACCAGGCGACGGCCTGCACGGCGTTCGGTGATGCTCCCACCCGGTCGGCGACGATCTGCGTCTGCTTCACGAACCAGGGGTAGGTGCCGTCCTTGAACTTCTCGGCGACCGACGACGGCGCACCCTGGAAGAACGTCTGCGGGCTCATCGAGTCCGCCGCCGCGATCGTGGCAGCGAGGTTCTTCGGCGAGTAGCGCTCCTGGGTCGGGTCGTAGCCCCGCGCGAGCGCCCGGCCGTCGTGGACGGACAGCTCGCGGTCGCCCCACTGCTCCAGCGTGTAGTTGAAGGTCCCGCCCTTGACGGTCCGCTTCAGCTTGATGCCCTGCATGGCGGCCTTGTAGTGCCACGTGTCGACGGTGACGAACCGCTTGTCGCTCGGGTCCATGAGGTTGTTGACGAAGCTCCGCTGCTTCGGGCCCTGGATGACCTCGTCCAGGCTCACGTCGCCCCGGTAGATCTTCGCCGCGCGGACGACGTAGTCGGTGTTCAGGTGCTTGGGCATCCCCGGCGTCCGGGAGGCCGCGAAGTCCGTCGGCAGCTCCGAGGGCCGGTAGGTGCCCGGCTTCAGCTCCGGGTGCGGCCTTGCCTCACCGGCGTGCCGACGGGTCGCCCAGGCGTTGTAGTCATCGATGTCGTGCTGGTCGACGTGAAAGGGCTGGTCAGCGGCCAGTTTTCGGGCGATGGCCTCGGCGAAGTCCTTGTTCTCCTGCCAGCGCTTCTGGGCCGAGGTGACGGCGATCATCCCGGTGAGCTGGTCCTGGGAGAGGTCGGCCTTGGGGAAGTCGCGGTTGACCGCCGCCGCCCGCGCCGCGATGTCGGCCCCCTCGTTGGCGTACCACTCGGCCTGGCTGTGGTCGCCCGCCTGGTAGAGCCGCGTGAGGTTGTCTTGGACCTTCTTGGCCAGCTTCGGCTCCGGCATGCCGGTCATCTCGGTGAGCTTGGCCTTGATCTTGTCCTGGAGGCCGGGGGAGAGGTCATCGAAGCCGCGCAGGGGCAGCGCGGGGCCCGGACCGTCGAAGGACGACGGCAGCGGGCCCTTTCCGGCGACGTAGGCCTTCGCTTCGGGGGAGATCGGGATCCAGCCGTGCTTCCAGTGCTGGACCCGTCCTGCCTTGGCCATCAGGACTCCTCCAGCGTGGCGGCGCGCGCCTCATCGGCCCACGCGCGGACGAATGCGGCCCTCAGGACCACGTTGTCGTGCGAAGCACCGAACGGGCACGGCCGGATGACCTGATCGGGCTTCGGGCCGGGGCAGCGGCACTGGGTGACCACCTTGCCGTGCTCGCAGACCTGCCGGAAGTGGCTCACAGTGCCCGCAGGACGGCGCGGGGGTCCTGGGCACCCTTGGGAGGTGAGGAAGGTTCCTCACCTGCCGCCCGGCGGCGCTTGGTGGTACGCGCCTGGGCGTCCTCGGCCTTCTCGATCTCCCACTGGAGCCGACGGCGGTCGATCGGGCTCAGGCCGAACCGGACACCCTGGAGCCGGATCTCCTGGGAGGCCTCCTGGCGCTGTCGGGGGGTCTCGGCGGTCCAGAAGTCGTCCACGACCATCGCCAGGGCCATCAGGCCGTGCTTGTCGCTCTCGTCGTACTCCTGAGCCATCGGGGAGGTCCAGACGTCATCCCACCAGGCCTGGGTCATGTCGTTCCAGAAGCGGACGGCCGGGAGCGGAGGCTTGTCGACCTCGACGTTGCGCGAGAGGACCGCGCCCTCGCCCTTCTTCTTCCGGTAGGCGCTCCGGCCACTACTGGGACTCGGTGCGGGGCCGACACCGGCCATCAGCGCGTCTCCTCCAAGATCGTGTTCTTGCTCGCGCCCCAGTACACGTTACGAACCAGCGCCGTCGGGATCAGCCGCACCCGGCCACGGAAGACGGCGACCATGAGCTCGGCCCTCGACCCGGCTCCGGTCCGGCGCAGCAGGCTCTTCATATGCGTCTTGACCGTGTCCTCGCACAGGTAGAGCTTGCGCCCGATCTCCTGGTTGCTCGCGCCGGTCCGCAGCAGCTCGGTGGCGACGTCGTGCTCCCGCATGGTCACCTGGACGTCGCGGACGGCGTCGGCATCCAGCCAGCACGAGCCGTCGATCACCGGGAGCAGGTGCCGGTGGCCTGCCGGGCACAGAATCGAGGGTCCGACCTTCGCCGGGGCCGGTTCGGACCGCTCGCAGGCCCGAGGGCCGCTCTTGGGGTGCCAGCAGACGCCCAGCTCGGCCGCCTGGGTCTCGTCGGCGCTGAAGGGGTGGAACTTCGGCTTCGGCGGCGCGGTCGTGGTCACTCGCAGGAGTCTGGCAGACCGGTGAGGCGGCCCAGGGGCCTCGAATCGGCCGCAGAGGGTCAGATCGTGCGCAGAGGCCTCAGAACGCGGCTCTCAGACTCTCAGGCGTCCAAATCAGCAGTGCGTTCCGGTGTCCGGGCAGAGGGTGGGGGAGGGGTCCCCCCCTCCCTCCTTGGGGAGCCAGCCGCGCGGTCGATCGTCACGTTCAGTGCAACGCGATCACGATGCGTTCGCTTCCATCGTGAGCATCATGCGATGCGCATGATCATGCGCATGCGTCAGAGCACGAGCACGATGAGCAGCACGAGCACGACCAACCTCAGCCAGTAGACCAGCAGTGGACGCACGCCCTGCCTGCCCTACCTCAGGCCACGCTCGTGCTGCATCTGCGCCAGGTTGCACGCACGACACTGGCCCTTCAGGTTGTGCCTGACATCCTGGCCACCCTGTGCCCTGCCTCGTATGTGGCCAGCCTCTGTCGAAGGCGCAGCACAGCAGTCTCGACACACAGGCTCCTCATCGAGTACCTGCGCACGCAGCTTGCGCCATGCGCGCGTGCTGCCGTAGCCGCCGTTCCAGGCCAGCGGAGTGTGGTCTGCGCAGTAAGGCCGTCCTACGACACGCTCCTGGCAGCCAGGGGTGCCGCAGAACTTAGGTGCCCTGGGCACGAGGCCTCCCTACAGAAGCCCCCTGCACAGAAGCCCCCTGCACAGAAGCCCCCTGGCTCAGTGCGCCTGCCCCCACACCTGGGTGGCGATCTCGGTCCAGACCGAGGAGCAGACGAACTCCAGGTCGTTGTCCGACGCTCCTACGACGACCTTGCCGTCGGCATCGATCGTGATCGAGTCGGCGATCGAGGGGTTCGAGGCGCAGAGCCACGCGAAGCGCGGCGTGTCGAAGGACAGGAAGCGCCGGATGCCGGTCGCCATGTCCAGGCGCGCCCTGTGCTGGTCGACGCTACGGTCCTCGTTGAGGACGTCACCGGCCAGCTTGTAGAGGACCCCCCGGATGCGGCGGTTGAAGTCGGGGTCCTCGGCGGCGCGGGTGATGTTCAGGTAGGTCACGAGCAGGACCCTCTCAGAGATCGATCCCGAACGCGGCCAGCAGCTCCTTGGCGGCGGCCTGGTCCTGCTTGGAGTAGGAGTGGCTGTGCGTGGCGGTCCGCCGCGCCCACTCGACCACCTTCGGCGGCAGGGGCGCAGGGGACGGCGTCGGGACAGGGACCGGGATCGGCGGGATCGGCGTCGGCGACGGTGCCGGAGCAGGGATCGGGTTCGGCTTCCCGGTCACGCGCGCGAACTCCTCGCCGAGTGCGTACAGGGTCGCCGACAGTGGGTCCTTGCCGGAGACGCGGTTGACGAAGTCCTCGGAGAGCTGGACCCAGGCCTCTTCGACGTAGGCGCGGAAGAACGTCCAGGTCATCTTCTGGACGCGACCCCAGGTCACCACGTAGGCGTAGGCGGCGTCGTAGCCGACGAGGGAGATCGCGTGCCCGCCCTCGATGGACGCGCCCTTGACGACGTCCCACGGCTGGCCGGAGTTGAACTGCTCCATCGCCGTGTCGGGGAAGTTGATGCCGAGACCGATCGCGCCGAACTGGGCGACGCACCAGCGGACGAGCTGAAGATCGATGTGATCGACCTGCGCGAACAGCAGGATCTTGTCGACCTTGCCGCCGAGGGTGAAGCCGGTCCTGCGCCAGTAGTCGCGGACGTCCTGCATGACCGCGCCCTGGTCGGTCGGGTTGTTCCCGTGCGCGTCCGTCTGGCTCGGGTCGTAGCCGGTGATTGCCGAGTAGGCCGACACCACCTCGCCGGTCGCCGAGTGGACCTCTGGGTTACCGGCGGCGACCTGAAGGGCCTTGATCGTGTGGTCGACCTCGGCGCAGGTGCAGTCGCCGATCTCATCGTTGCCGTCCATGCCCCAGGACGACGCGGGCACGTTCGAGTGCCAGTCGACCGACGGTGGCGGGTTGTAGTTGCCACCACCGACCGTCGTCCCGGTGAGGGTGAGGCGCGGCGCGCCGTGGTTGGGCAGACGCCCGCCCTTGAAGTCGACCATCACTCGCCTCCGTTGTTGCCATGGATGGGCCTGCCCGCCAGCGTCCAGCCCTTGACGCCGAGAGCGCGCACCTTGGGGCCGAAGTGCCGCTCGTCGGGCAGTCCGCCATTGTTGCGGATCAGCCGGGCGATGACCTCGTGGATCGCGTAGTGCGCGTTCGCGCAGACGCTGACCTTGTTCGACTCGACGTCCGGGCCACCCATGCCCAACGGCCAGACGTGGTGCCGCTCGATCGGCACCCACTCGCGGTGGCGGTGGACGGCGCAGCCGGTGCCCATCGGCATCCGGCGCACCGGGTGACCGGCGTCGGCCAGCGTCTCCTCGCTCACTGCTCGCTCGCCGCGTGGCCGGGACGGGCACCGGTGGCCCGTACGTGGAGGTTCGAGCACAAGCCCTTGACCATGGTCGGCGGGACGTACTGGCTCAGGTGGGTGACGCATCGGTCGAAGTCGCCCGGCACGCCCCAGTTGATCTTCGCCGCGCCTTCACCGTGGGCCCAGTACTCCATCAGCCGCTGGGTGTTCGGACCCTGGTTCCCGTGATTGCCGACCGCGACCATGCCGCCGATGTTCTCAGCTCGGCGAGTACGGCGTCGGGTGCAGCTCGTTGTCGTCGGTGGCCTCGAAGGTCAACAGGACGTCCTTGCCGAGGCGGTCGGCGAACCACTGTGCGGCGTCTCCGGCGTTGACGTGCATCGTGATCTGCCCGGACGGCGTCGCTGCTGCCCAGGACTTGTTCTCCTGGCCGCGCGACACCGCCTGGAGCTGCACGTGCTTCTGCGCCGGGGCGTGGGCGTAGGACGTGATCTGCTGGACGTAGAACCGGGCGAGCACCTTCATGGCAGCCTCCTGCTGCTCGGAGTGACAGAGCGAGAGCGGCTGCGAGGGGGCGTCG